CGCCGTCGAGGATGATTCGGTCGGATGCGTTAGGTGTGATAGTGACCGCGACGGCCCCAAGAACGATGATCGTGCAGTGCTTTCCTGCGGACACCGCTGGCAGCGTCATCACAGCGGACGCGGTGACATAGACGGTACCGCCGAGAAGTTCGTCGGCCGAGTCAGTACCGATAGTATAGGCGTCGGACTTCGATGCCACTGCGAAGGTGCCAACCTCAAGCGCCGTCCTCCCTTGCGCCGCCGTGCCGGTCAGCACGGAAATACCGGTGGCGCTGGCGTCGGTGATGTCGGAGGCGGAGACGGGATCAGAGGCGAGCTCATAGGCTTCGTCAGAGGCGAGCTCATAGGCTTCGTCGGCCGTTAGTCCCCATTCGATAATCACATCGACGGCTGTATCCTCGCCATCAGTTCGTTTCAGACGGACCTCGCTAGTGCTGGATGTGACGTTGATCGTCTCGTAACCTCCTGCCGCCACAGTAACGGCTTCACCAGAGTTAAGAGAGTAGTCGATGGATACGGAAGACGTGTTGTGCAGGCGGCACACCTGCGCACTGTATCCGTGCACGGTAACATAGTCTTTTGCTACGCGGAGTTGGGTTGAGTTGAGCATGTGGAAACTTCCGAGGTTGAGGTTACGCGGCGTCTTATGGCCGTTTCATGGAGCCGCCGCGCATTGCCGCGCATTGCTGCGGGCGGCTCGGTGAAGCGGTCAGGCTTAGGCGGACTTCACGACGGTGAGCGCGGTGGCCTCAGCAACCGCGGCGCCGAACATGATGTCGTAGGACACCCAGCGCGCGCGGGTGGCAACATCGACCCAGGTGTTGATCTGCACCGGGAGTTCGATACCCGGGATGGTGACGACCTTCTGGCCGTCGAGGCGGGAGGCGACGGCCGGATCGATGAGCGGAATGTTGGCGTACATCGCCAGCGCCTCGGGGCCGGCAGCGAAGCCGTACACATTGGCGGTGGCGCCAGTCCACTCGGTCTGGCAGTGGATGCCGTTGTAGCCGTACGCACCCTTCTGGCCGAGATCGAAGGCGTTCTTGTCGGACGGCGCGAGCTGGGCAAACGCCACGCCGTCAAGGACGAGATGTTTCTCGGAGCACTTCATCACGGAGCCGAGCAGCGTCTTGGCGTTGGCCGCAGCGAAGGATGCCTGCGCGACGGTGACGGCGGTGTTCGTGAACGTGCCGGTAAGGATCAGCGCGGTCCAGACCTTCGAGAGCGTGACCGCGAACGCCTGGAGATTCGCCTGAGCGAGATTCTCCAGCCGCATCTTCTGATTGAGCTCCTTGCTGGTGATGTGGAAGGGCTGCGAATACGCATCGACCGTCACGGCGATGTTGTCGGTGGTGGTGTTGCCGGACTGGAACGTGGTCGGGTTCTTGAGGGTGGTGGAGCCAGCGGTGACCTTGACGAGCTGAACGCTCTTTGTCTGCTGGATGCCGTCCTGCGTGAAGTCACGCGCGAACGCGCGCAACGGGGCGAGCTTGTCGCCGAGGTAGGTGATTGCCTTTTCGCCGAGAGTGTCGAGGAGAAGGTCGGTGTCGATGGTATTGGCCATGATGGTGTCTTTCTAGCGTGTGGTTGGTTTGTGGTGATTATTGCGAACCAGCGGCGCGCCAAATGGCGTCCTTGTGTTTCGCGAAAAAGTCGTCGCGGGCCTTGCCCTTTTCGAGTGCGCGATATTCGGAGTAGATCGCGGCATCGGGTGCCGACTCCTCCTTGCTCTCCGGCGGCACCGGAGCGTTGCCACGAGCGACCGGCAGCGCGGCGAG